GGGTTTATTAAGTCCCAGCTATCATCAAAGTCATCATCTAACATTGCCTTCTCTAACACCTGCATAAAGGCATCTGATACGTTAACACCATGATTCAGGTTAGGTGTGCGTAGGTTCTGGTCGCCTGTTGCCTTACGCATCTCTAGGAACTGAATGATGTCAGGATGGTTAATGTCCAAGAAGGCGGCGTAACTACCACGGCGTGTGCGTCCCTGTCGATAAGCCAAGCTAGAGGCATCATACATCTTTAAGTGAGGCATGATACCAGTGCTCTTCTCATCTGAGTTACGAATACCTAAGTGGACACCAACACCACCACCTAACATACTTAACCAGTTTGTCTCCGATAGATTATCAACCAAACCTTCTGCACTATCTTCCATATAGTTAAGAAAACAGCTAATAGGAAGTCCACGCTTACTACGACCAAAAGAAAGAATAGGAGTGCTATAACTGAGCCAATGGCTAGAACTATACTCATAAAGTCGCTGGGCGTGCTCAAGGCTGCTCGAAAAAGCCTGCGATACATAGGCAAATCTTTCTTGTGGACTGGTCTCTCCGTCCATCATGTAGCTCTCTTTCAATCGCTGAAGACCCAGCGTATCGAAGAGACTATCACGGCTCATGTTTAGTTTAATTGTCATAGGTCAAGTTTGTTTAGAGAAGAAAAAGGGTACTCGAAAGTACCCTTTGGGATATAGTTATACCAGAAATTGAAGATAATACAACCCTTAATTGTTATCATTTTCAAGAAGATATGAGACCTTATCGTATACACCAACGTATCCAACCTCATCTAAGAACACCGCAAACTGTAAGATAATCTCATGCCAATCGGAATCACCTGTACATATATACAGCATTTCTTTATTAGTTAGTACGTTGTTTTCTTTTGAAGCGTGTTCAAAAAAGTAATTGTGTTGACCATCATTCATTACTTAAACCTTTATAGTTACTTAGATGCATTCTCTTTCCTTTTCTTCCTTTCGTTCTGTGTTTTAACATTGTGACATTGACTACACAAAACTTGAAAACCATCAACCTCACAGTACATCCGTTTAATATAGATGTTCCAATCAATGAAGCCACCCTCAACTGATACAACTGGATCTATGTGATCCACTTGAACATCAGCTTGTTTGAACATGTCACCACACGCAGCACACTTGTAACGATTACTCATCTTACCAGTAGCAGGATCTAATCTTTTACCAATCAAAGCAAGATTAAGACTCTCGTATCGTGGAGGCCAGCGTCTAGACAGTGTGCGAATACCACCCTTGATGAAGCTGTTCATTCTAGCAGCTGTCCATTGACCACTGTTAAAAGGTTTCTCTGGTTTTGCTTTTGGCAATTAATCTTCCTCACGCTCTATTAGAAGCAACTCAATATCAATGTCGTTGATATCAGCACCACTAAATACATCTTGAATATTCTCACGAATAACTTCTTCAAGGTACAAAGGATCTTGAAGTGAACGAGGTAGATCTGTGTCGTTCACAAAAGCGGTGAGTCGGATGTTAATTTTCATTGTCAAAAACGTGCCGAGTTAGAAAGTTTTCAAGAACGTCTGAATGCTTCTCGTATATAAACTTCATAAGCTTCTCTCGTTCTTCTGGATACGTAGCTAAGTAATTAGGAACAAGAGTTAACAACAATGCAGTCATAGAGATTGCTGGAGATTCAAACTTTGATTCAACACCGCATGACACGATGGTTAACGTATTAGGAATCATCTTGCCTTCAGCATCTAGGTCAGGACGAAGAACGATCAGAGTGTCTCGGTCTTCAAGTTCAAAGGTATCAGTCATTCGGTGATGTCCACATTTCATTAGGTGTTCTTCGAAGCCATAGCAATCTTGCATTCTCAAGAATTCTATCTTCAGATTGGTAGGCTTCCATACAAACATTATACATATCAATCTCAGTCTCGCAACTCTTTAACATCTTCTCAGCTGTCTTAGGACCAACGCGATCAAGGCCAATGATATTGTCTGCACTGTCGCCCATCAAGATCTGCATGTAGAAAAACCTCATACCCTCATAAGGGGTGACGAAGAATTTCTCACGCTTCACAGGATTGTAATGCCAACCAGAGAACTGTTTAAAGTCTTTATCAATTGAGACGATGATGCAATCACCGTTGAGAGTTTGACCCTCAGTAGTAATTGCATCATCAGCTTCATAACCTTCGTAGATAACTGCACCCCACTCCTTAACCATATGTTCACGAACATCTTTTAAGTGACGAGGTTTAGTTTTGTTGGCACGGTTACCTTTGTATATGGCAGTGACCGCAACATCAAATCTAAAGTTAGTCTTACCAGTTAGATAGAGATCCCAATCATCGTAAAACCTATCATCATGATCCACTGACATAATGATCTCAGCAAGAGACCTGTTAGTGTTCATGATAGCCATGCTCACCTTCTCGTTTTCACAAGCGGCAGCACAGCGATAGGCTACGATGTCAGCATCTATTAAGATTTTCACAGAACGTCTTCATCATCCAGTTCTACACCACCAGCATTAACATACTCAACCAAGTCAGTAACCACCAGTCGTTTCAGCGATGGGCTGTTACCTTTCTTATTCTTGTACTTCCATTCGTAAGAGCTAACCAAAGCTTTACCAACGCTACCGTTACCAATTATCACATCAGCTGGAATCTCCATACCATCAGAGTCATGTGAGCGCATGGGGTTGTTACTCTTGCATGTGATGTACTTACCCATCTCAGGCCTCTTCTCTGAGTCTTCTGCAATAGTGATGCCCATACTTTCCAATGCTTCCACAGCGCTATCGCTTAGGTTACACAGATTGAGTTGGTACTTGCCAGACATCTCATTCAGCTTGTGTGTTTGTGCCCAGTAGATGTCACACTTAATCTTTACTTTCAAATCTTCAGTCATATAATTTCCAATCAAAATAAAGGCTATGACGTTAGCCTAATTAACGTTACCCGATGATAAGCTTCTCAGCCATGTCAACGTAGTAATTATAATCAAGGTCTTCACGATTAAAGTCCTTGACATTATTGCAAACCCACATACCCCAACCAGCTCCGATTGAAAGTCTACGTGGTTCTAAATCATCCTTCAACGGCGGCATAACCTTAACAAGATCTGCACCAGCCCTGCAAGCATAAAACCTACAGGTGTTTTGTTGAACCTGTTCTGTACCATCAGCTAATACTAGCACGAGCTTGCTACTTCTTGGCACCTTAGTACGCATCATGAAGTCGTAGTTGTCTTCGTGGTTTGTAATAAAGTTACGTATGTCAGCTCTATGTAAGATGTGTGCCTCAGCAGCCTTGCGAATAACAAGACCGCCTTGATCTTGATGCCAGCCTAGCCCTTCGTATTGGTATGCGCCCTTACGCTTAACCTTACCGTCAGTGTAAACAGCAATGTAGTTGTTCACGTCACGGACAATCATCTTACTATAGAAAGCAAACTCTAAATCTAAACCAACTTGCTTCTGCCACTCATCACAGATTATATCATAAACATCCTTCTTGTTCTTAGGAAGTTTGACAGTGATGCCGTCAGTGTTAACTTGGATAAGAGACAAGCCTTCAATACCCATCAACTTCTCTGCTAACAAACATAATGATAGCTGACCATTGATGGTGATTGACATTGTGTACTTCGAATCATAGAACGGACTGTACTGACTGTTGCTGTCACCATATACACCGTTCAATGCCAGCTTCAGCATTGCATTCTCGACAGTACCTTTGGCATAGCTTTTGCGTTGTTGGTATACGTCTTCGTAGATGTCACAAAAGCGTTCACCTAAATGCTCAGGGAATACACGGTTGGCAATGGCAATGTTTGGGTACATCGAAGCAACGTCAGCATCAATGATGAAGTGATCATCATCCTCTTCAACAGCCGCATCACTAATTGATCCATGAATGCCACCAGTACCAAAGTCGAAACGGAAACCATCGACAACAACATTCAAGTTGTCAGCGACATTCCAACACCCCCAATAGGAGAATTGTTTTTCACCCTTCTTCTTTGTCTTCAACTCAACAGCATCAATCCATCCAGCAGGGTGCTCTACCATGAACTTTTCAACACTCTCATCACTCGGCTTGAAGAAGAACTTCTTACGCTTTGTAAGCATGTCAGCAAACGGTGCAACATCACCAAGCTCATCTTCAGGGATGCTGCTTAGCACACCCTTAGTCTCTGTGATTTCTTTGTTGCGAAACCATTCCAGCACAGATATAAACTCAGGACGTTCAAAGTCGTAGTAGTTGAACAGGCAATCACCGATGTTAATTGATTCTCGAATAGTTTGTTGAATGACACGCTTATTATTAACACGTTTGTAACAGCTACCTTCCATCTCTTCTTCAAGACGCATAATGAAATAATCTTTACCAATCTTTGTATCGTTGTGATTGATGAAGCTACGCTTATACTTGTTAGTCAGCTCTTCACGGAAAGAAAGCATTGGTAATGAGTGGTTATAAAACTTTAATGTCTCACGTACATCATGCATGTTGTATTTAAGCAATACATCTATCTGATCATCCTCAAGATTGGTGCCAACCTCATAGGGTAGATCTTCGATGGTGTCTGATCGCATATTAAACTCAATCATTTTCAAGCTAGTTGACCTAGCCCTGTTGTCGAAGTGATGAATCTTAAACAAGTCAACCTGATTAACATGCTCATCAGAAACCCTGACTATCTTTTGAAACACATTCTCAGCACCGATAACCATCTGAGCTTTCTTGTATGTGCGTACAGCTACAGCCTTACCACTGACAGTTAAAGCTTTCTCACGAACAGACAAGAGGTCATGGACAACAGGGTAGTCAAAGCCAACGTTGTTAAATCCAATCATCCTGTCCTTGTTCTTACGAAGCTTGTCAAGAAAAGACAGCAGATCAGCTACATCATTCTTACGAGTTGAGCATTCGAACGCCACTTCATTCTCACCATTGGCATCAATGGCAGAGAACGTAAACACATTCGGATAAGTTTCAATGTCATATATCCAATCCATGATCAACCAATCGAACGGAGTAGTACAAACATTGAGAATAAAAGTATAGTTGCTAGCATTTTGTTTCCTTAAAGAACGTCTTCGATTGGTTCGTATTCTAACATCCTTCCAGTTTCTTTGGTGTAGAGCAAGCTACATGCTGGCCCTGTTGTACCACTGAAACGATTCTTTAGAACACGAACGTGTGTTGTATTACGAACGGTTAAGTCTTCAGCTTGACCGTCTCTCTCTGCTCCAATAACCATATCACTAAGCTGTGCAATCGAACCACTACCTCTTAACTGAGCAAGAGATGTTGCTGCACCTTCTTCGTGTCCCCTACCCTCAGGACGCTTAAGGTGTGACACCACAAACAAAGCAATGTTAGTTTCTTGAACCAGCATACGAAGCTTCGTCATAATCTCGTCAATAGCCTTGCGCTCATCACCACTCTCTTGTGCTGACACAATGATTGAGATGTGATCCACAAAGATATACTTGCATGACAAAGCCTTAGCCAAGTATCGCACACGATTAACGATGTTGTCAACGCTTGTGCTGCCGAAGTGATCGAATAAGAACAGACGACCAGTGCCGAGCGTAGCTTCATAAGCATCACGTCTTTCTTTGTCAGTGGTCGGTGTGTCTGGCAGGTGCATCGGAACGTTAGCAGCCAATGACATCATAGACAAGCCAGTCTTGCGAATGCTTTCCTCTAAGAACATCAAGCCAATGTTGTCGTCAATGTTCTGTAATAAATGCCATACAATTTCTCGCAACAACTGACTCTTACCCAATCCACTACCAGCAGTGATTGTCACCAGCTCACCGTGACGTATACCATAGGTCATGTTATTCAACCCTTCCCACGGATAGCTACACTGTGCTGGTTCAAGCGGTGTACTAACTAAGTCCCAAAGAGATGTACCGCTAACAATTCCATCCGGTGTGTGCTGATCAGCCTTCCACCACTGCTGAACAAATAAGTCCTTCTCTCCCCCTATTAGGAAGTCACAAGCATCCTTGTAGTTGTTCATGCCCTTGAATAGCTTACTCTTGCCACCGAACAACTCAGCAACTTCTCTCGAAGCCTTACGTCCAGCATCATCGTTGTCAAAACAAACGATGATATTCTCGAACGATGACAACCATTCATAGTTGTCCTTACAGTTTTGCAATGCAGAGCCAGCACCGTTGCGAACAGATACGCTAGGCCACTTAGACCCAGTCATCTGATAGCCAGCCATAGCATCAAACTCACCTTCGTAGATGGTTACATACTTACCGCCTGCGCTGAACAACTGCTGTCCAAATAAAGTTCCATCACTCCATTGACCTTCGCTGATAAATGTCTTGTCCTTCTTACCCCTAATCTTAGCACCAATAAACTCGTTAACGGCATTGTAATAGGGGAAGTAGTAGCTTCGATCTGTTACAACAACACCGAATGTTTCGCATGTTGAGATATTAATCTTACGGTCATTGATACCAGTGATGAAACCCGCCTCCATATCTTCTTTGACTTGCGATGGAGTTTTAGTTTGCTTAGGTTTCTTTTTAAGTTCGGTCACTTGAACAGTTCCATCGGATGGGTGATATGTGTGACAGACAAAGCACTTGCTGCTGCCGTCTTCGTTGTATGACAAGCCATCACTGCTGGGGCAAGTGAGACACTTCTGATGAGTTAATGCAAACCCCATATTCATTCCTTAAATAATGATTGAAACTCCGTCTTTAATATTGCTTTGCATTTATCTGCTACATCTCGGTGCTCTTTCTGTGTAGCAGCATCACAACGAATGTCAACGTAATGCATCCAGCTACGTAACGTACCATTCATATACATCCTACTCATTGTCAATCCTTCAGGCAGCAACTTACGCGCTACCTCTTTAGCTATGCCGTTGTTAAGCGCAGCGCCATAGACACCCCTAACCTGTGCTATTAAGGTGCGTTGCATCTCGTCCCACCACCGCTGTAGCTCCCTGTCCTCAGTTGGCAGCGAGTTCTGCCTGTTCTTATCATCCTGCAAACGCACCTCAGACAGAGCGTAGTCATTAGCCACTGCATAACGTTGACTAAATTCTTGAAACGAAAAGCTCCTATGTCTGAGTATCTGCCGAGCAATGTCTCTGGTTGTTTCAATCTCCATACATACATTCACCATTTCAAATGGAGACCAGTGTTTATTGTTAGCTAGATACTTGAGGAGCTTGGGTGCTGTTTCTTTGTTGTCTTGGTTTTCTGGGTTAGACACCCTCGCCATGTAAGCAACAAGCTCTTCACCTTGTGGTGTTGCCCATACTAGTTTAACTTTACTCATACTTCCTCGGCTTCCATTAAAAATAACAAACAACATACAGCGTGTGCAAGGTGGGGTAGTCCACTCTCACCATCAATAACTTCCCCTTTACTGTACGCTGTCATGTGCCTGTAAGCAGCAGCCTGATAGCGTAGGTGCAAGTTGTCAACCTTTTTCCAATTGTGTCGGTCATACTTCTTAGCACCGAACGTCAATACCTTCACCACTTCATCCACCGCATTGAATGGCAGCAGTGTGTAGTCTGGTTTATCGTTGTCATACTTAACACCATTAATTATTTCTTTCGATGATTTTTGTTGCTTCATGTTATGTCACACCATTCTTCTCTTTAACTAAATGGTAAAACCTTATTAACTCTTTGTCATACTTACTAGCCCAGTCCACTACCTCACCCTCTGGCTTCCAGCTTTCATTTTCCCACATACTAAACCCAGCTTCTTCAGCAAGGTCTTTAATCTCCTCTGTGAACTCTA